GATGAGTTGGTTGGAATAGCAACTATAACATTACCAGATATAGAACATAAGACTGAAACTATAAGTGGACTAGGTGTAATAGAACATGATGAACCTATTCCCACAGCATTTAATGCTATGAAATTACAGTTAAAATTTATGAATAGATGTAAGGACATAGCATTTGAATATGGAAGTAATGTAAATTTAACAGCCAAAGCAGCAATATTAGTTGAAGATTCTGAAACTCATAATAATGATGAAGTTGAAGCTATTTATTCTTTTAAAGGAAAAAGAATAAAAACAAGTGGTGGAGATATAGGAAAAGCTGTAAAAAATGAAACAGAATTAGAGTTTTCATTGACTTATTATAAAGAAGAAATTCAAGGAAAAGTTATACATGAAATTGATGTGTATAACAAAAAAGCTATTGTAAATGGTAAAGATTTATATGAAAAAATTAGAAGTATTTTATCTTAATAGGAGGAGAAAAAATGTCAAAATTTCAAGATGAATTAAAAGCAGCAAATGAAGAAATAAATAAGAGAAATGGAGTAATTGAATCAGCAGTTGATGAAAAAAAAGATGATATTGAAGAACCTAAAAAAGAAAAAGGTTTAGTTAGAAAAGTTAAACTTTCTGATGGTAGAGAAATAACATTTGATTTTGGAAAATTAACTGGAAATTCAATTATTGAAATAAAGAAAAATTATGGAAAATTAAGAAAAAAATCAGCAACATTAGTGGAAGAACTAGATGATTTTTATTATATGTTAGTTGCAGAATATGTATCTGCACATTCATATGAAAAATTCTTAAAACTTTCATATAAAGATTTTGTAAAGGTAAGAGATGAAGTTAGAGATTTTTTGCAGGAAGATTAATAGAAGATCTTGAAAGAGAACATGCAAAACTTTTAGATGAATTAATAGTAGAACTTAACAATCCATTAGGAGTGAATATGAATATTTCATACTCATACTTAATGGGTTGTGATATATACAGAATAAGAGAACTTATAGAAACAGTTGAAGAAACTCTAAGAAAAAGAAGGAGGTGATATTGTTGGGAAAGAAAATGGATTTGATTATGAGAGTGCAAGGACTTATTGATAAGTCTTTACCTGGTAATTTAAAAAAATTAGCTAATGAAGTTAAAAATTTAAGAGTCGCTAGGCAGAAAATGGAAAAGGCTCAAAGAACTTTAAAAGCTCAAAAAGAACTAAACAAGGAGGTAATGAACAATGTATCTAAGTATAGAAAACTTAGAAATGAATTAAAAGCATTAGATGAGATAAAAAAGAAGAACAACAGTCTTACTGATGCTGAAAAAAAGAAATATGAGAGCTTAACCAAAAAAGCTAAAGCCTTAGAAAATACTATAAAAGCACAATCTAAATCATTCCAAAAATATGGAATGGAACTTAAAAAATTAAAAATACCTTTTGATAATTTGCAAAGTGAAATAGACCAAACTATAAAAAAAGAAAAACAACTACTTGCTCAACAAGCTGCTTTTAAAAGTGCAAAGGGAACATTTAAAAATGTAAAAGATAAATTCAACACTGGATTAAAATATGCAGCTACTGCTGGAATAGCTGCAACAGTTGGAGTAGGAATTTCTTCAGCTAAAGAATATTTAGAATTTGACAAACAAATGATAAAAGTTAAAGCTTTAACAGGAGCTACTGCTGAAGAGTATGAAGCTTTAAAGAAAAAAGCAATGGAAGTTGGAAAAACAACAATATTCACTTCTGAAGAGGCAGCAGCAGGTATGGAAAAATTTGCATTAGCTGGATTTAAACCAAAAGAGATAATAGCAGCAATTCCACCTATTTTTGACCTAGCAACTGCTTCAGGAGAAGATTTTATCATGATATCAGATATGATATCTGATCATATGAATGCTTTTAATATTGGAATAAATGATGTTGGACATGCAGCAGATATTCTTGCTAATACTATGTCACGAAGTAATACAAATATTCAAATGTTAGGAGAAGCATTTAAATATGTATCTTCTTCAGCACATGATTTGAATATAGATTTAGCAACAGCCTCAGCAGCTGTTGGTTTAATGGGAGACCAAGCTATAAAATCAGGACAGGCAGGAAGAGACTTAAAACAAGCTTTTGCTAAGATAGCTGACAGTAAAGTACAAAAAGAACTACAAAAACTTGGAATTAATGTAAAAAATTCTAAAGGTGAATTTATAGGGCTTGTAGATTTTGTAAGACAATTAGAAAAAGTTACTGGGAAAATGTCAGGTATAGAAAAGTTAGCCTTTTTAAAAGAAATGTTTGGAGATCAGGGAGCTTTAGCTATGAATAAGCTGTTAACTGCTACAAAAGAAGTTAATGGTGTTATGTACCAGGGAGCTGATGCATTAGCACAGTTTGCAAAAGAAAATGAAAATGCTACTGGAAAAGCAAAAGAAATGGCTAATACTATTCTTGATAGTGACTCTGGTAAATGGGCATTACTTCAATCAGCATTTTCTGATGTAAAGTTAAAAATTGGTAAAGCAATTTTTTCTGAAGGTGGAACTCAATTAATGGATACAGTAATTGAGTGGTTAAATGAACTTTCAAATGTTCTTGATGGTAAACTAAATGATACTAAAGCTAATAAATTCTGGCAATCATTTATAGAAAATGGGAAAATGGCTTTAAATTCTATAAAAAATATAGGTGTTGTTCTTTGGAATGTCTTTAAAGTATTAAATACTATTGGAATAGATAATATCTTAGTTTTTGTAACAGTTTTTTCTGCAACATCAAAAGTATTAAAATTTGCAGGAGCTGTAAAAGAAGTATTCACAACTGTAAAGGCTGCTGGTGGAATTATGTCAGCATTGAAAGCTGGAATAGCTGCTCTAGGTGGTCCGATTAGTTTAGTTATAGCTGCCGTAGCTTTACTTGGTTTTATAATCTATAAGAATTGGGATAAAATCAAAGTATTTTTTAAAGCTGTTTGGGAAACTATAAAAGGCATAGGAACTATTATAAGTGGAATTTTTAAAGCTGTTGTTGACGGAGTAGTTGAACTATTTAAATGGCTTTGGAATAAGTTAAAAACTTATTTTAATAACTTTGGTTTCCTATTATTAGGTCCAATAGGGATATTCATAAAATTAGGGCAATTAATTTATCAAAATTGGGATTTGATAAAAGAAAAATTAAGTAGTGTTTGGGAATATATAAAATCTATTCCAGAAAAAGTTGTAGAAACTGTTCTTAATTTTATATCAACAATTGGAAATTTCTTAGTTAACCTAGTTAGTGAAGTAATAACTGGAATAAAAAATCTATTCTTAAAACTTTGGGATACTGCTGTTAAATTTTTTAATAACTTTGGTTTTTTATTATTAGGTCCGATAGGAATATTTATAAAATTAGGAACTGTTGTTCATGAAAATTGGGATCTAATAAAAAATAAAATTTCATCAATATTTGAATCTTTTAAAAATACTATTAAAAATCTTGCTGAACAGATAAAATCATTCTTTGCGAAGCCATTTGAACTTATGTCTGATGCAATAGCTGGTGCAAAGGAAAAAGCATTAGATTTTGCAAGAAAAATACCAGGAATGAAATACATCATTGGAGAAAAAGAAAATATAGGAACTGCAAAAGCTACAATAAATGGAAGCCATGCTAATGGATTAAATTATGTACCATTTGATGGTTATATTGCTGAGTTACACAAAGGTGAAAGAGTTCTTACAAAAGATGAGAATGAAAGTATCTTTGGAAGTTTAAGAAATAGACTTCAAAACGCTACTCAAAGCAGTAAATCAGAAAATAGCACAAGTAGTGAAAAGCCTATTACTTATCAAATTTACAATAGTTTTACTTTTAATGGAGTATCTGAAGATACTAAAAATAGCATTATAGAAAATTTACAAGAAAAATTAAATGAACTTCAAAGACAATTAGAAAAAATGAAGGAGGAAAGAGAAACTTATGCAAGAACAAGTTTATAAGACAGAAGCAGGAGATACTTGGGATCTAATTGCTTTTAAACTTTTTGGAAATGAAAATCTTATGAAAGAGTTATTAGAAGAAAATGTTGAACTCTCTGAAATAGTTATCTTTCCAGCTGGAGTTGAACTTTCTATTCCTGAAATAAAAGAAGATAAAAAGAGAGGTGTTGCTCCATGGCTAGTTCAAACTTAGTTAGGAGAGCCTCTCCTACCTTTTTTATAGATAATAAAGATGTAACTGAAGAATTATTAAAACATATAGTTGATGTTGAAATTATAGATAATTTGGAAGGTACATTAGATGAGTTAATTATAAAACTTAACAATGAAAATAATAGATTTCTAACAACAAACTGGGCTATCCCAAAAGGTACTCAAATAAAATTTGGAATAAAAACTCTTAATTGGAATAGTGAATTTGAAGGAGAAAGCCAAAGTGATGTAGGAATTTTTAATATAGATATAAGACAATTCAACAGAAAAACAGCAACATTTAAAGGAATATCTGGTCCACTTAATTCAAGAGATGTTAAAAGGTCTAAGATATGGGCTAACATCTCTTTAGAAGCACTTGGAAAAGAGTTTGCTGATAAATATAAGCTAAAGTATTTTTATAAAGTAAAAGACAATATCACTTTAAAAAATATAAAACAGGAGGAAGAGGAAGATTTTTCATTCTTAAATAAGATCGCACAGGATGAAGGAGTAAAGTTAAAAATATCTAGTGGAATCCTTATCTTATTTGAGGAAGAAATATTATCAGAAAACACTCCTCTTTTAAGTATTAGCTTAAGCAATGTTGAGGAATTTGAAATAAAAGATAAATCTAATGATATTTATGATGCTATTGAAGTTAAATACTTTAATACTAAAAAACAAAAAGAAGAAAAAGCAATTATAACAAAATACGAACTTGAAACAGGACAAAAGTCTGATAGTTATAAAAAAGTTTATTCTTTAAAATCCAGGGCTAAAAGTGGAGACTTAAAAAAGTTAGCAAAAAAAATTCTTGAAAATGTCAATAAAAGAGAGATAGAAACAACTTTAAAAATTATTGGATGTAAGGAGTTATATTCTGGTTGCATTATAGCATTATCTGATGCAGGAGAGTTTTCAGGAAATTATGTAGTAACTAGGTTACAACATAATTTTCCAAAATTTACTACATCTATTGAAATGTACAAAATAAAAAAAGATATGAAAGAGGAGAATAAAAAATGATTTCAGCATTAAAAGGAACAGTAGGAATTATTCAAAATATTAATACAACTGATTATACTGCTACTGTACAACTTCCTGAGTATGAAAATCAAATAACAGAGGGATTACAAATTTTATCTCCTATCACTTTTGGAAATAAAATAACTTCTATTCCAAAGGTGAATACTCCTGTGTTTTGTATATTTTTAGGAGATGATACAGAAAGAGGTTTTATAATTGGAAGCTATTTTTCTGAAAAAAATGTAAGTAACTCTCAAGAAGATCAATATAAAATTGATTTTCAAGGTGCAAGTTTAACAATAAAAGAGGATGGAAACATAGAGTTAAAAGGAACTTTAACAAAAATAGATAGTGAAGTTCTTATAACTGGAGATACAACAATAGAAAAAAGTATAACAGTTTCAAATAATGCAACAATAAACGGAAGTATGAAAGCAGAAAAAGGATTTGAAACAAATAAAGCAACACTAAAAGATGGAAAATTAGATGTTCAATCTATTGAATATAAGGAGATGACTAAGAAATGAATGTACTAAATAGATTAACAAAAGATTTTTTGAATAATTTTACTACATTTGATTTTTCAAGCAATTTAGGAAGTTATGGAGATATTACCTTTACTGTTGCTCGTGGGAATGTTTTAACTCCTGATGCCATTGATTTGAGTATTTCATCTAAAACAGAAGATCATGACAATCTTGGAGAAGCTCCTTACACAGAATTTATTCGTAGAAATTTAAGAACTATTTCTTTAAATATTAAATTAGTTTATACATTAACTAATATAAATGAAGCCTTACTAAAATTGGAAAAAATCTGTGAAAATGGAGAGTATTATCCACTTATCTTAGGAAATAAGCCTCTATCAAAGTATGGATTTATGTTAACAGGCTTTAAACAAGGAATAAAAAGTACAAACTCAAATGGTGAATTAGAAGTTGTAAATTGTTCTTTAACTCTTAAAGAATATATCCCAAAGTTAGATAGACTTCTTTTACCTGCTACTAATAATTTAACTACAGAAAATAGAAGAAATAATAGTAGTGGAAAAAATAAGAAGAAAAATAAAAAAGTATTAAAGAAAAAATCTAAAAAGAATGTTTACTCAAAAAATAAAAATGAAAAAAAATGGCTACATGGATTAATTGAAGATGATTTAAGAGGATATTAATAGGAGGAAATATGGTAGTTTCAAATAATGTTATTCCTCAACATCCAAAATTAATGGAATTATATATTCTGTTAAACACAAAAAGAGGAACAGTACCACTCCATAGAGATTTAGGAATAGATAACAGAATGATTGATAGACCAATTACAGTAATAAAAAATAGTATTTTTAATGACTTACAAATTCAAGTTAGTAAGTATATAAAAGGTCTTATATTAAATAATGTTGAATGTAAAGCTACTGAAAATGGACTTGAAATTGAATGTGAGGTTGAAATAGATGAAAGAATTTAATTTAATAGACTCTAATCCTGAAACAATTTTAGCCGATGCTTTAAGATTTCATGAAGAAATTACGGGAGAAAGATTAGAACTTTGTACAAAAGAAGCATATTTATACTCAACAGTTGCAGCATTATTATCAAACATAAAGGCAAATATGAATGATGTAGCAAAACAAAACTTCTTAAAATATTCAAGAGAAGAAAGATTAGACTTGAAAGGCAATTTTTATGGAGAAAGAGGAGCTAGATTAAAAGCTAACAAAGCAAGAACTACAATTAGATGTTATATTTCATCAGTTGTAGCAAAAGATGTTGTTATTGCAAAAGGTACAAGATTTCTTTATAAAAATTATATGTTTTATACAGAGCAAGAGTACAAAATAAGAAGTGGAGAAACTTATGTTGATGTGATAGCTGTTGCTGAAATTGCTGGTAATTTAGGAAAAATACTAGCTGGTGAAATCAAAGAAATTGTTGATAGATATGAGTATATAAAAGAAATAACTAATATTACAGATGTAACAGGTGGTAGAGAAGAAGAGGAAGATGAAGAGTATAGAAGTAGATTAGAACTTATTCCTGAATCATTTACAACGGGTGGGTCAGAAGGCTCTTATGAATATTGGGTTAAGAAGTCATCTAACCTGGTTACAGATGCCTTTATAAATAGTCCTAAACCTAATTACATTGACATATATGTTGTGAATGGTTTAGAACACATATCACAAGAAGAAAAAACAAAAATAAAAAATTATATAGTTGAAAATAAAAATATTAAAGTTTTAAATGACCAGATAGAAATTAAAGACCCAATATTTCATGATTATAATATTGATTTAGATTATTGGGTTTATGATAGTTCGTTAGTATCGAAATCAGAAATAGAAAAAGAACTAACAAATTCATTAGAACAATATACTAAATCATTCAAAATGGGAGAAAGTATAAATTTACAGGATATTATAGATATTTCTAAAAATGTTGAAGGGATAAGAAGAGTTGAGATAAAATCACCTCAAACTTATAAAGGACAAAAATTTCATTTAGCAAAATGTGGAACTATAAGCATTTCATACAAAGGAGCAGAGTCAAGATGAAAGAGCAAAATTTTATATATGATGTCACTAATATAAGAGACCTTGCCCCTGACATTTTAAAAAATAATAAAAAATATAAAGTTATATTAACTGTTATAGATGCACTTATCTCAAAACACATTGTTGCTAATATAGAATATTTAGAGTTTCTTGAAAGAATAGACACTATGACTGAAAAAGAAATTGATATGGTTGCAAAAGAATTAAGTGTAGACTTTTATGATTTCTCTATGTCTATTGAAGAAAAAAGAAAGGCTTGTAAATTATCTTTCCAAATACATTCTATAAAGGGAACAAATAAAGCTATTCAAGATGTTTTAAATATCTTTTATGAAAAAGCTAACATATTGGAATTTCCAGAATTTAATGGGGATAATGGAACATTCAAAATAGAAATTATGGGAACAACTAAAAATAACCTAGATATTATGATAGATAGGGTGGAAAAGACAAAAAAGAAATCACAACATTTAACAGGAATTACTTTTAAAAATAACTCTATATCTCCTTTATATATGGCAACACATATGAGATATGGAACAAAAGTAATACTATATCCACAACCAAGTTACTTCTATCTTAATAATCTAAATTTGGTAAATAAAAATGGAAAATATACTTTAGAAAAAAGAGGTGAAATAAATGGCTGATTTTAATAGTCACATCATTACAAATGCTGGAAGAAATCTTTTAGCAAGAGCATTAGCTGGGGAAGGTAAAGTTCTATTTACCAAGGCAGCATTTGGAGATCAAAAACATTCAGGAAATTTAAGAGAAGTAACTGAATTAAAAAATAAAAAACTTGATTTAAATGTAATGAATATAAGAAATGATAATGGTACTGCTATTTTAACAGTACAAATATCAAATGAAAATGTAGAACAATCTTTTCAAACAGAAGAATTTGGAGTATATGCAAAAATTGAAGGAGATATAACAGAAATTCTTTATTCATATACAACAGCTGTATCTGCTGATACTTTTCCAAATAATAGATTAGGAAAAACATATGAATCTATTCAAGATATCTATATGGCTATTTCAAGTGATATAGAAGCTGAAATATATGTAAGAGATGGTGTTATTTATTTAACAAGAGATATTGCTAATCAAGTTTATACAGAAACAGGATTAATAGCTGTTGGTACTTTAAAAGGAAGAAATAACCTTGAAGCAGATAAACAATACCTAGCAGATAATGGACATTGGTATAAAAATATTGGTGGAAATAGAACTTGGGAAGTAACATCAGGAACTCCTGATGAACAATTAATTCCAATAACTTGGAAATACTTATATGAAAGTCTTAATAATAAAGAAAATCAATTAATACAAAATCTTAATGGAATTTTAGGACAAAATAACGGAGAGTTTCCTGTTGAACAAGCAGTGGCAGGAAATGTATATTATTTTCCAAGAAATCAAAAATATTACTATTGTTTAAAAAGCCAAACTAATAGAGTGAGTGTTCCAAATGCAGATTTTGAAGAATTGTCTATTTATCAAAATCGTAAGAAATTGGAAAATTTCATTAAAGTTAAAAATAATAAAATATTTACAATAGGTAATATTTGTATAGAAACTATAAACTGTACTCCCAAGACAGTAGGGGTCAGAACAGTAAATGTTGAAAGTGATTTTAAAAATATATTTTTTATATCTCTTACAGGATATATAACAGAAGGTCAAACAGAAGAACACCTTATGCGACAAGTAGTTCATGATTATTATTCTAAAATAGTAGCAACTAAACAAGTTAGATTATATGCTGCAGGAAATCAGTCTATAGAACTAACTATAATAGGAACTATTTAAAAATTTTAATTCCTTAAGAGTATAAAGAAATCAAATTTATTCAAATTTTTATGATTAAAAATGTATCTTTGAGAGCTTTTTATATAAAATTCTTAGATTTTATATTTAAGAAAAATTATAAAAATATACTCAAAACTACAAAATTAAACCTTAAATTCTTTATAAATTTGAAAATCTATTCAAAATTGAAAGGAGAAAATTATGTTCTACATATATACAAAAGAGAAAATAGCAAAAGTTAAATTTACAGTTAATTTAACTGCAGAAGAGGTAAAACAATTTATGGGGAATAATTTATTTTTAGATTATCCAGAGTTAAATAAAGAGGACTATGTAATTGTTAAAGATGAAGTTTTTAAATATCCAACTTATGACAATACAACAAACTTTATAAGAGAGATGAGTAAAGAAGAATTAATTGAAGAAGGAATAGAGATCCAATTAGAACCTGGAGAAATAATAAGAGATAAAAAACTTATAAAAGTTCCAAAACCTGAAAAAAATGAAAAATATTTAATTTGGAATAGAGAAAAAGGTATATGGGAATATGACTCTGAAAAAGAGAAAGAAGATTATTTTCAATTAGTTGATACATTAAAAGCTGAAGCATTAGAATATGGATTTGATTATCAAGGACATAGGCAAAGACTTAGAATAAAAGACTTAATATATATGGAAATTGCTATAAAATCGTTAGAAATTTTAAAAAAGAAATTCAATAAAAATTTTAAATCTACATGGTATTTTCATGATAATTTTGGGATGCCAATGTCAATTGAAGATTTAGAAGATATGATGTTTTCAGGAACAATGTTTATTCAATCTATATTTAATAGTGAAAATTATTTTAAAACACAGGTTGAACCTAAAGATTTAACAAAGGAAGAATTTAAAAATAAAATAAATGAATTACATAATTTAGTTATGAAAAAAGTAGGAGGTAAAGAATGAAAGTAGCATTAATTATAGGTCATAATAAAAGAGCAAAAGGAGCATACTCTCAAATACTAGGGAGTGAATATGATTATTGGAAAAGAATAGCAGAAAAGACAAAAGGGATAATTCCTGAATTGGTTGATATTTATGAAAGAGAACCAAATGAATATTACACAAGAGAAATGTTTAAAGTTTTAGAGGAATTGAATAAGAATAATTATAAATTTTGTATAGAACTTCATTTCAATGCTGCTGAAAGAGAACAAGCAAATGGCTGTGAATGTTTGGTTTATTATAAAAATAATAAAGCTAAAGAGTTAGCAACAAATTTTATGATAAGATTACAAAATAAGTTTGGTAGTAAAATAAGAACCAAAGAAAATATTTTAAAAGAAATTGAAGTTGTTAATGGGGAAGAAAAAAAAGTAGAAAATAAAGAAACTACAAGAGGTTTAATCCTTGTACAAGATAGTAAAACAAGAGGTGCTTATGGAATATGCAAGAGCAAAGACACTTACATTCTAATAGAACCTTTCTTTGGCAGTAATAATGAAGAATCTTTAAAATTTTCTGTGGAAAGTGATGTTGTAAATTTATTTGTTGATTTTATTAAAGAGATGTGAGGGGGATAACATGGCAATATTAGATAAAACATTAGAAATAGTAAATAAGTTTGTTCCTGATAAAAATGCACAAGCTGAACTTGAAAAAGAATTAAGAAGATTAGATATTGAAGATGCTAAAACTAAGCAAAAATTATTTGAAAGAATAATACCTATCACTTTTCCATTATGTGTTTGGATAGGATGTGCATGGTGTGCTTGGGGTCTTATATTATCAATCTTAGCTTTTATATTAGAGAAAAGATATATATTCTTTGAAGTAAATGTCCCTACATTTTTAATAATGTGCTGTGGAATGTTTGGAGCAGGTTTATGGGGTAAAAAGAATATTGGAGAATATTTTAAAGGGAAAAATAATAAGGAGGATGAAGAATGAAAAAAATAATTTTTCTATTATTAATAGTGTTATCATTTATAAGTTGTAACAATAGAGAAGTAAAAAAGGAGCCTGGAACTATTATAGTTCCTCTTCCTTTAAAAGCTGAATATACTCCTCCAGAGAAATTAGAAGAAACATTAAAAAATAAAACAGTAACAGTTGAAAAAATAACCAAAAAGAAATTTATAAGAAAAAAGGTTATAGAAGCACCATACACAGAGTATATTTTTAAATAGGGAGAGGATACAGTGATAGTTATGGCAAAATATTATCTAGCTTTAATATGGACAAGCTGGGTAAGTCTTATTGTTTGGCTTATTGGTGGTTTTGATTTACTAGCAAAAGTTTTATTAGCTTTAATAGTTTTAGATTTTTTAACAGGATTATGGGTTGGATATAAAGAGAAAAAATTAAATTCTCAAAGAGCTTTTAAAGGTTTAAAAAAGAAACTTTTAATAATGATTATTTTATGTGGGGCAAGTCTTATGCATAGATTAGTCCCAGATTTAGGATTTAGAACACTTGTTGGAATGTTCTACTGTGCAACAGAATTATTGAGTATAACAGAAAATGCTGCAAAGGCAGGAGTACCAATTCCTAAAAAACTGAAAAAAGCTCTTGAGCAGTTAAAAGAAGAAGATAATAAAGATGAATTTAAAGCCACCTAACAGGTGGCTTTTTATTTTTTGCAATCCATCCTTATTTTTTCTGCTAATAAACCTTTAAATGCTAAATGCCAAGTATTATTTTGAAAATTCCATAACACCTTTTGACTTATTTTAAATTTTTTTTTGAAGTCTTCAAGATCATCTTTTTCACCATAAAGTTCTATATGTTTATCAAAAAATGCTACTTCAAAATTTGAAATATCATACTCAATTACAATATACTGAATTTGATCTTTTGAAAATGTTTTACTTTCCATATAAAAATGGTCACATAATTGTTTATAAATATTTACATCAGATTTTAAAAAATCTGATATGCTTATTCCACTCATTAAAAAATTATATAGTGTAGCTTTTTCTTTTATTTTAGAAAATTTTACTCCAAAATCCTTTAAAAAATCTTTATATGAATAAATATCTTTTAAATTAATTTTTTGAGTAATTTTTTTTAATCTGATACTATTATTATTTTTTGAAAAATAGTAATAATACTCATATTCTCCTATAATATCTTTTATTTTTTTCAAAGAATACGTATTAATTAATTTTTCGTAGATAATCATTTTATCAACTCTTTCTCAATTTTTTTTATGGAATTTTGGAAAGGCTTGTGTATAATACCAACTCCATCATCTGTTGGAAAGTCCTGTGTCATTAAAATATCTTCTAAATTTTTGTAATAATCTTCATTTTTTGAGATTTTTGAATACATACCTTGAAATATTTTATTTAAAGCATTAGTTGGTTTTTCAGTTATATATCTTCTCCACAAATAACTTTGAAGTAAAATAAGAATATTTAAAAATTCATCTCTTCCTAAAATTTCATCTTTATAGTCTTTTATTATTCCTATAAGAAAGGTATTGATAACTGTCTTATCTAAAGAATTTAAATTTTCTAATTCTCTTTGAATATCTTTATCTTTTTCTAAATATGGTTTTATAATAAGAGAATATGCTTCTGAATATCTTCTCATATCTTCTAATTTTTTATGAGTTTCATTGACATAATAAGTTTTAAATACTTCAAAAACTTTTGGTTTTGAAGAAATTTTTTCTGTTTTTAAAGTCAAATAATCTCTGATAAAATCTGATACATAGCTTGTTATTTCACTACCATTACTGACTTTACAATTATTTTCTATTGGTATCCAATAATCTTTATATATGTGATTTTGTTCACTTCTTTCTAAATCCATTAGGATATAGTTTCTTATTAAATCCCCTTGTGATAAATTTAAACCTGTTGAATTAAGACTTTCAAAAATCTTTTGAGGATCATCTTTTCCTTTTTCAAGTGCTATATCAATATAAATTAATTTTTCTATTCCTTTTAAAAGATGGTTGATTTCTTCAAATGATAATTTTTCTAATTCTTTTTCAAAAAATAGATAATTTTTTAGCATATTTCTGTCTTGAAATTCTTCTAATTCATCAAATCTATTATTAGAAATTTTAACTAAAATATTAAGATTTTCTTCAGGTGGAAGTAATTTTAATTTAATTTCTTTTTCAGAATAAGGATTTATAACATACTGATTATAAATTTTATCAGCCTTTCCCAATATAGTTCCTTTCAATTTATAGTAAATTGCTAGAAACAATAATGTTAATGTTGTCATTCTTTGTTGTCCATCAATCACATGAAATTCTTTTTCACCTGTACCATAAATTCCATCATGTATATAAACTATACTTCCTAAAAAATATGAAGTTATTTTATCATTCTTTCCAGTCTGTAATATATCTTTAAACAGTCTTTGACATTGCTTTTCTTGCCAATTATAATCTCTCTGATAAACAGGAATAGAAAATACTGTGTCGCTTTCTGAAAATAATTTTGTAATTTTTCTTTCACTTGCTTTCAAAAGATATCTCCCCTTTAATAAAAAATTTTAATATATAAATATTAAGCTAAAATAAGCAATAATTTTAATAAATAT